CCACTACCTTAACGTCTACTCCGCTATAAGTTCCATAATATTTTCCATAGTCAGATAAGGAAGCAGTGGTTATTGGGTCGCCAGTAATTTTTAGACCAGGTGGACCTTCTGCAGCATAAACAGGACGTCCTTCCTTAGTCAATAAATTTCCCATATTAGACCTTTATAACAGAAAAGACTAGGCCAGCACATAAGTATAGTATTAAGATATTAAGCGTAACTGACCTAGTCATAAGACAGAGACGTAGTGTTTTACATAACAGAGGTAGTAGCCATACTGTGATGCATGCCTTGAGATGTCCATGGAAGCAGACCATGAGCAATATAAGTAAAGCTATGTTCAGAAACAATATCATCTACAGATACACCATAGCCACTATTCATTAATTCAAGACCAAGAATTTTCATGATAGCTAATGCGCCATATTCATTAGCTGCTGTTAGAACAACATCAAATGGCGGGATTTGATCTGCATACCACGGAATAGCTTTTATCTGATCGCTACCAGCAGTCATAACATCACTTTCTTGTGCACCTGCAGCCTGTCCAGGATAATTAACAGAAGCTGGACTAACAGCACTTACTCCAGTACCAGCTACCGGAATAGTTGTACTAGGATTGTACTCTGGGCGCAGATCATCAATGTCCGATAAGAAATAAAGTCGTCTTGTTTCATCATTTACATTTGCTAGCTCCCACATTAAAGGATCACTATCAAATTGGACAAAGACCAAGGAACCAGCAATACCACGTTTTCCACGAGCGAAGGCACGAGGATCAGCACTACCCATTGTATAGATAGGTGCTTTCTCACGAGAAACTGAATAGCTTATCCCTTGAAGCGAGCCTATTACCTTAGTACCAAATGTGGCCTTAATGTCGATTCCAGAAAAGCTATTGTACCCTCTGGTAAACTCGGATTGTTGTGCCATAATTTATTCGACCTCCCAAAAATTAGCCCGACTTCGAACATGAAACCGAGAAGGTAATTTGTCTTAATTCAAAGGCTGGAATTAGAGTTAACTTAATTGTTGCTTTACCAGAAACCTCCATTTGAGGAGTTTGAATTATTTCAAAAGCCTTATAGTCTTGGAGATAGCCAGCTTTCTTAGCTGCTAACAAAATCTTATCTATTACTGTATGCATTGAAGCTCTTGTCGATTCAGATGTACCTTCACCAAGATATGGATCTACGACATCACGAACGCCATCAATAACAGCTTGTGCAATACGCACTGTGGACAAACGATTCCAGTCACTGAATGGCATACTCGCGGTAGGAGCATCACCCACAACAAGACCAGTTGTCTTTTGGCGTAAACAAACATAACCAGCACCAGCTAGGTCATCAAGGGCTTCAAGACCGAAACGGAATAGCAATGAAGCATTTGATACTTTTTTGTTAGTTGGCGCACTTGCAGGACTTCTATTAATATAGAAACCACCATAAGAAGCAGCAAATGAAGCAGGGTATGTAACCGAGCTATAGTTATTCCGTAACAACGGATAATCTACAGCAATAGAAAGATACTTACCAAGATCTACTGGGATCTCATTATCATCTTCAATTTCATCGCCAGAATCCATGAACTTACCATCAGTAGCAATGAATCCACCACCGAAGATACCTGCTCTATGATCATAACGACCTACCATGAATTTATTACCAAGAAGACCACTGCCGTCATCAGAACCAGAGTCAATGTAATAAAGACCATCTGCAGTATTTAAAGTCCAATCTGGAGATTTACCAACCCAACGAGCCCTATCAGTAAGGCTATTAGAAACTGGTGGTAAAACACCGATAACGCCTGTAGCGTCAATAACGTTAGTTGTGTATTCATACAAGAAACGGCCTAGTTGATAGGCAAAGTTTACTTCATGAAAATCATTTGCTGTCAAAGTAGTTCCATCAATCTTTGTGGTTTGATCTGCTGATCCTGGTGCTCCTACTGGATATATATCAGCCGCTGTGAATGCACCACTAGCATCAGTAAACCACCACCAGAAATAATGAATACCTTCGTATTCCTCAACAAAGAGGGTACCAAGTGAATCTACATCTTGACCTGGACGATAACGACCCTGTGTAGGATACGTATTTGCGGCTAAAGCCTCTGGTGTAACAGCACCAAGATAATGTCCTTGATCTACAACGTTATAGTCATCCAAGTAAATATCCATAGGAATAATTACCTTGAAATTAGACTGTTTTAAATTCTCATAAGCAATGTACAAAGCTTCGTACATCTCCATACGAGACATATCAAGACCATCAGTACCAGCTGTATAACTAGTACCTGCATAAGTACTAGGATCGATATCTTCGAAGTTTACGAAAGCACTTGGAGAGCCGATATCTGGTCCACCAGGAGTAGCACGATAACCACTAACAGTTACTTCATAACGATTAATTGGAAGTGTTTCATCATTATCATATACGATAAGATCATCCGAATTACGTTTAATAACTAGTCTATCTGTAGTGTCATCATAATAGAAAGAATAATTCTCACCTGCATCGCCATCTTCTTCTACTGTTTGTAGGGTGTAACCAATTGCACCACTCGAGTCACCCACACCGGTTACTATGGCAGCTGTAGCACCAATTCGATATAATGCCACATCATCAGCACCCATTGCCCGACCTTCCCACATGCCACGCAAAAGCGTACCATCGGTACCAAACTCAGATTTGGCTTGAGTGGTAGAAGGTACATAGTAAGCAGTGCTTCCTATACCTTTACCTGCTGTACCAACAACCATAAGTCTCGGACCAGGAGTAGGGGCGTCAGCTTTAAGATTTCCATCTTCCTTATAAACAATCACGCCAGCGAGATTCTCATATTGGACGCTTGTATCAGTCATCTTTGACCCTCCTCTAATTATTAATTACCAAACCAACATCTAGCTCGACTTTCTTCAATTCTTGCGAGCCAAATTGATATATATCCTCAGTCATTACAAAATAAGACATTGGATATCTAGTTAATCCTAGCTCCCCTATTGTAACACGTTCTTTATCTCCAACGCTCATTTCTATAACATTATAAATACCATGAATACGGAAGTACCATTTAAAACTATCCATAACATTCTCAAACCACAACATTCTCTTAAGAGCAGTCATATCATTTCGAGCATATATGGAAAAATTCACTGTATTATCAAATCGCCTACCCATTGTTACTAGCTTCTCACCAGGATGTTCTGGGTGCTGAACAATACTTCTTTGATGCGGGACAAGTTCTCTGACTTTAGCCTGTCCAGGTGAACCTTGACTATAAGAACCAGGTTTTCTGTTTTTCAAGAAAAAAGTAATAGATTCTGTATCTATCTCATCTTCATCAGGCGGATCATGTGCCAAAACTAGAAGTCTCTTACTTTTAGGTACATTATCAGCATCTTGTCTTGCCTCAATAGCATTTTGTACAAGCTCAAAGAAACCTAAGAGATTATTATGTGGTGGCTCATTCTTGTCGGCTTTTCGTATATTAATAATGTATCTATCAACCAATGCAGTAATTTCTGCCTCAGATAGTCGCGATACTTCTCCAAGAGAAGGAATATTGATTATATTAACAGTTTGTGATTCCATCGTATTTAAACCTTAAGTTATAGAGTTCTTAGCTTAACTCCATACCACACACTCCACTCACGTCGGAACTTAGCTCGTATTTGCCAGAATTCAGTTCGTCCATTATCAGCCCTAAATTGATCAGCACTTAAAATATCATAAGTTTTCAAACGTTGAATTGGATAAACAGGCCGTCCATTACTATCAAGTGTAACTTCTATAATAAAATCATGAGGTGAAATATCTTCTGAATGTTCCAAGTAGAACAAATCACCTTCATATTCTTTTGTTGCACCTTCTCGTTTCCTAAAAGAATCATCATTCTTATAATACACTATTTTAGTTTCGTCCCAAAAGTATCCGTGATTATGGCAGAATCTACAGAATGAGTCTCTATCAGGTTCGTCAGTGAGTTTATTACGACATGGACATCGTATGAGATCTCCATTAGTATCTTTTCTCATTTTCCTAAGAACACCGAATTTACCTTTAGCTATTTCGCCAGTTGATCCATGTAATAAATCATGCATTTCTGTACGAAGATCTAATTCTAGATTATTAGATGTAGAATTATTATATGGATTTCGAATATCACTAGTCATTAATTTCTTTTCCTGAATGTTTTTAATGCTCTACGTCCAGATGCAGTTGTCTTTATGTTACCAGCTGGACGAGAATTAATTTCTCCTATTCCAGATGTAGGATGCCATTGTCTGCTAACTGTAATTGCATCTATAGCTAGAGCACCTTTAACACTGTATTGTGGTTTTAGACTAGTTCCAGGAGCAATTTCGCCACCAGATTGAACTGCAATTTCCCATCTAAAAGCACAGTCTTCTAGTTCTGCTAATGTCTTACGAAGATCAACAGCAAGACCACCTCTGGAGACACTTAGGTCACCAAGAGTTTTAGTTAACCGACCAGCTAACCTTTGGTCACCAAGCAAGGCTTTAACAAGGATAGATTCTGCTAGGCAAGTAACATATTGGTATCGTGCGCGGTTATAGAAAGAAAGATCATATATAGTAGTAGAGAATGACATTTCATCAGCTTGTAAACTTGCTTCAAAGATAGCAAAATTAATAGCATCAGAAGGAATATCAGCAAGGATAGGTCCTAAATCTAATGTTATACGTCGAATTGAAGAATAAAGTGGAGTGTATGTAGTGGTGAAATAATATGTAACATCTTCACCTAAGAGACTATCATCAGTAGCTGCAATACTTTGATGTAATTGAACAAAAATAATATTATTATCATATAACTCACTAGCTGTAACACCTATAGTTAAAACATTATCACTAACACTTAACGTCTTAGTAAGTTCGCCAGTACACACTATGGCATCATTATAAGTATCACCATTAACTGGTTCTGTCCAAACAGCAACTGTATCACTAGTAACAGTAGTTGCATCTAAATCTTTACTAAAAGTTATAACAAACTCAGTAATGTTTTCATGTTTTAAATTAGTGCTTTTATCTTTAGGAGTAATAGATAGAATTTGTAAAGTATCAGTAGCTAATTCTTCTATTCCAGTAGCCGAAGAAGAAGAAGGTGGGGTAATAATAGATCCACTACCAGTAGTAAATATCCACGTATAATTGTTTTCTAACACTAATGCTGGGAGAACAACCACTTCAAAGGTATCGCCTACTGTGAAATTACCATCAGGTTCACATAGTATATAAACACCATCTTCTAACTCACGGGCTCCAGTAGATGTAATACCACTATAAGTGATTAATGGATCAGTAGTTTTCCACCATATATATTCTGCATCTCCAGTAGCACCACCAGTAGTAATTTCAGCAACATAAGTACGGTTCTCATCTTCGACGTATCCACCATGAAATGATAACCTGCCAGTACCAGAACCAGTAAACTTAGTATCAAAAACAGTTCTAGTTTTAATACCTGTATCTAAATCATCTATTGGCGCTTCGTCACCAAGAAGGATGCACGTATATGGAACGTTTGTACTAAGAGGTTTGTCTGGTGTGAAGATAGCGACAGTTCGCCATAAGTCGCCTGCACCAGTAAGGTCTTCAATACTATCATCAACAATACCACCAGAAGCATCTACTCTGGAGAAACTAATTGTACCTTTAACGTATCCTTTAAAATAAGGAGAAGACAGAATATCTTCATCATCTAAACCAGGTTCATCAAATGGAGTAACATCTATGGGGCCAAAGACAGGTGCTTCTTCAGGACCAGTAAGAACCAAGGTACCTGAATTAATGGAATCCAAATCCATCTCTTGATTAAAAATAACTCTAATCTGGTCGCCAATTGGAATACCTTGAGCATCAGGAGAAGGATAGACGTCCATAATATTTGGCGAACCCATTATATCATCCTCCAACCTTTAGCAGACTTGCTAATACTTTTTACCAAGTTATGCACATCACTTTTCCCTATATCGTATTTTGTATATAAATCAATTCTAGTACAATACTCTTGGGTACCAGAAGCAATATGTTCAAAAGAATACTTCGTTTTATCTGATTTAGAAATAGCTATTTTCTGTTTAACATTAACTGGATGTATTCTTCCCTTTTGTCCATTACTCATCCTTTCCTTAGTTTCCGCAGATATAACCTTGCCTTTATTGCCTGCTGATATTTTTCGTTTATGCTCATCAGAATATTTTCTACCAGTCATAGCTTTAGAATGCTTTTGTGTATGCTCTATGCTATGTTTATAACGATTTTTACCCTTCATAGACTCTGATATTTTTTTGCGAGTTTCTATAGTAGGATGACAACCATATTTGCCATCTCCACCAAGAGTTGAATTGTATCCATTTTTATATGAATTATACTGGTTAATATAATAATTTTCTAAATTACACAATTTATCCCAAGACTTTGCGGATTGGTCAATTACAACAAACTCAAAATTATCTTTTCCATATTTACGAAAAGCATTATGAATAGCACACTTAGAGCCACGTCTCGTGTCGTCAAGGTGTCCTTTGATTCTTCTATCAAACGATACAGAAGTCATACCCACATAACATTTTGAGTTAAACTTATTTCTAATCATATAGATAGTAAAAGTTACACTTGGTGTGGTCATTATTCATCATCCTCAGTAATTTCAAAATCATTGTCATCAAACTCTTCAGTAATTTCAAATGTTTCTGCTAGATGAGTTTCCATAGCTTCATGTGGTACGTATGGTACGTTTTGAATTTTTCTAGCTTGTAAATCAAACTTCTCACATGCCTTCATGGCCTTTTGTCTATCAGCTTCTTTACGAAGACTAAGCATGAAATTCAATCCATCTTTAATTGTAATAGCACCATGTTTAGTCTCTAAGACTTCTGTATTTCTTTTAATATTTGCAATCTCTACTAGCGTTGGTATCCGATTCATCTTAGCTTGCAACTCAGCAAGACTCATGTATTTTATCTCTTTTTCCATGTTAATACTCCGAAATTACTTGTTGGATAACATGCATTACGCCAGTTCGCTGTTTGCCTTCATTTTCTTTAATCAAACAGGCATGCAGTAACATAAGATTTTGATCTGTTTTATCAAAGACCAAGACAGTTTTCTTAACTGTATTACCGTTGCGATTCAAAAGAATATCAGCTTCTACAAATGTTTCTTCTGATGGGCCTACTGGTTGTTCATCTTGAGTTTCTTCTGATTCAGATTCAACAGTTATGGATACTATTTCTGGGATGTCATTCTCTTCTTCAACATCATCATCATTAACATAATTGCCTTCAATAACATTAACTGCTTTAATACCACCTTTAATCCAACTACCATCAAGTCCTATTAACTTAATATCTCCAGCAGCTTCTGATTTATTGATTATGTCAGTTTGAAAATCTGTAAGCAAATCCACATCAAGTGCTGGACTCAATGGATTGGCTTTATTTAATTCAATTGGTAATAAATTCCAGAACGGACAGGCTCTAAGTTTCAGGCGTACAAGTCTCATTATAAAACTCCTTGGTTCAAGTCTTATACAATTGTACCAGAATAAACAAAAGGGGAGAAGGATATTATATCCCTACTCCCCTTTTAACTAACTACTTAGGACAAGGAATGCTTACAGACCAGCAATAGCTGTTGTTATGTCAAGTTCATCTAAGGAACCAGCAACAGAAATTGTTGGATGTACTGGTAGAGCAATTTCGTTGGCTCTGATTGGTACGTTACGCATAACGCCAGCAGCTAAACCATCTTCGTATAGTGCGAATGCATAACGTTCCTTAAGTTTTACCTTAATGATATCTGCATTCATATCTTCCCATTGATCAGTAGATACATCTTCGTCAACAACTAATGCACCGAGATTTGCTGAGTCAAAGATCATAATATCACATGTGTTGTTATCTTCATTAAACGGAACAAATGGAGACACAAGAACACGTAGTGGATAAGGGAAGTAACTAGGAATTGTAGCTGGGCTATTTAGATTCTGGTCGAATGCCCCTGCGTTACTTGGATCGGTTGGTGTCTCCGAACCTGCATTACTTGGAGGAGTATACTGACCATATCCGCCTTGCATTCCCATCTTGCTTTGGTTAGACGATGCCCATGGCTGTCCAGACTTTGGCATATTTGCATTTTGGAAATACTGACCATTACCAGTCATCTTAGCAATAGTTTGGAGGAATGGATCGATCATCCACATAGACCAAGCTAATGGGTGAAGCAAGATAGTATCAGGTGTATAACCCTGCATCATAATATGAGAGTACGAACGAAGCAAGTCTTCCATACGACAAGAGCCGTTACCGGCACCTGTGATGGAACGCCCTGTGCATGTGCCATAAATGGACTCTGTTGGAGTCTTATTATCGAAAAGTGTTACGCCCATACCCGAGATATAGGTCATACCTTTCTTTTCTTTATGGCGGTCTAAGCCACGTCGGCCAGCACGGATATGCATATTCATAATGTCATACTGAGAATACTTTTGCATTTCTTCAGTAATCTTGAACATGATACCTGTTTTACCAACGTTGATTGTTACACTACCTGGTGCAACATTCAAGCTTTGTTCTGGATAGCTTTGGCCTTCTGCAAGGTCGAAAGCTACCATGGCACCCATAGCAGGGAATGTAATACGTGCCGCTGGTGTGTAGGCAATACGGTCTAGAAGCGAAGTTACAATAAGCATAGGTTCTACTGGCTCACGAACGATCTCTTCTATGACCTTCGGCATCCAGATAGCTGCTTGCGGAGTAGCTAACAGATCCTTGAACTCCACATGTGTCTGGGAAGGTACATTGAACCCATGATTGAGCCACGTATCCCGATACAGATCATAACTATCGCCGAAGACTTTAGCTGGATCAAATTTCTTATTCATCTGAATTTCCTCCTCGACTATTATCGGAAAATAAGGTTAACGATAATCATTTTTTCTGCAGCGCCAGCATATGTAAGCTGATCACTACGACCACCTGTGGCAGAACCTGGAGTACGCATATTAGCAGCAGAATAACCATTATATGCAGTTTTTACTCTTTCTAAGTAATCACGTGGATATTCGTTTACACCAATGATCTGACCAACAACACCATAAAGATGATTCTGAATGGCTTGTTCTAACTGTGTAGAGATAACGGAATCAGCATCATCGCTATAATCTGGATCTGCAGTGTATATAGTTCCATCAGCATCATAACCTTCAGCAGTACCAATATCTAGAACAGCTTTAATTAAATTACTATCTTCGTCATATGTTAGGAGATCGCCATAATCGAGATCGCCAGTTGCACACATGAATGTATTCCCAGCATCACTTACTGCAGTATTGTAGTGGTAGTATGTGATTGTAGCACCAGTTGTCCATGGTGTAGGAATAGCGTTTCCGCCTGCTTCGTAAACGAATAGCAGACCAAGATCATTGTCGATAAAGTAATCGCCAGCAACAGAAATTGCTGTTACAACAGATTTCTTTGCGACAAGACCAGCTACAGAAGCAGCAACAGGAGTGTCATCTGTAATGTTAGCTAATGGATAATTAACTAGCATATAACAAACAACATCTGCACCAGCAGCTACGTCAGTAGCATACTTGACTATCTCATGAATCTGTGTGGAATTAAACCAACCAGCAGCACGAGATGTTGTGCCATCGAGATAATTTTCCAGGAGCCCATCTGCGCCACTTGTACGATCATTCGCCATTGTCTCTGTAGTCTCGATATTCGGAACTACTGGAACAGTAATAGCATAATCACATGTGATTGCAGTCAAAGCTTGTGGACGGAAGTTGTGTTGGTAAAGTGTAGCTGGATTATAATGATCTGGACCAGCTGCTTTCCAGTAGTTGTACGAAGCAATACCAACAGGTTTCGAAATGAAATCCATTGCATACTCAGTAGCTTTAATCAGGCCACGTTCTTTTAAAGCCTGTGTTACTTGTGCTTGTGTATAACTTACCACACCTGCGACAGCTATTCCTGTAGTCAGATCGATAACATTCTGAGCAGCGTCTATTGCTGTATAAGACAGAATAGTGTTGCTTCCTGCTACATTCCAGGCCTTACGCAGACCTGCGGGAACTAGATGTCCTCTGTGATCTTCTGCTACGACTTTACCAGCCGAGATAACGATATAGTATTCGTATTCGTTATCAAGCCGCTGTGTAGGTAGCCACGGTGCAGCGAAAGATTCAAAGTGAGGACGCTCCGAAGGGGAATATTCCACATTCGGAGTAACACGGCCCATTCGATCCCAAATTTTATGGTTTGGAATATATCCTCTTGGAATTGTCATTTTTGGTTACCTCCGTTAGTTGTCAGCGGGTTTTTCTATTGTTACCGCTGAAAAGCTTTCAAATGTCATTTCATCAGGAAATAATTTCAGCTTTTTCATTGTAGCATAAATATGCTTTGCATTACGAGTTTTCCCATCAGCTATTAATTCACGAATATTTTCTGCCGCTTCTTCGGCTGGACCACTAAGATCAGTTGGCAATTGTGTATTGTCACTATCAGTGTTAATGGTCGGATCATCTACTGTGCTGTTTGGTGTATTACTCATACCATCATTAAGTTTCTCTGCTGCTGCTTTCCAATCGAAATCAGCACACGAAGCTTCGACCTTTTCCATATCTTCAGTTCGAATAACTTCTCTTGCATTATCAAGATTATCATACTTTCCAGATAAAACCCCAATTTGTGCAAACTTTTCAAGCTTATCAGCAAAAACAGATGCCGAAAGTTCAACTTGCTGATCTACTAGATCAACATACTCAACTTGTGTGCGAGCTAATTCGTTGCGTAGAATAATCAATGTATCTTCATGCTCATGAACTATTGATTGTACGCCTGCTAGCTCTTCTACAGCTAGTTTAAGCTTGTCATCAGAAAGAGCACACTCTTTACATTCATAAGCCATTTTCTTCCCACGTTTTACTAACTCTACTTCTATTGCTAGATGAAGACTTTGAAGATCGTTATCTTTAATGTCTTTTAAAGAATCTTTTGTACCTGGAACTAATTTCGCAACTTCAATAGATGGTTTAGGATCTACATTGTCGTTACTATTACTACAACCTAATGCTGTTGCTCTACGATTAATACCAGCTAGTATGTCAGCTTTGTTACCGGGACCTTGATAGCGACCGATAAGACGTTTCGCAGCAATTGCATGAGCACAATCAGAAATTGGGAAAGAACGATTTGGACCACAGAAAACAGTCTTTGGAAGACTCTTGCGTTTCTTGGTAGAAAGCTTAGCATCTTCAAGTTGTTCATCTGTTAATAGATCTTCCTCACTCATCTTCTGAAATTCTTCTTGATAAAGATTTTCAATTTCCTCTATTTTGGCATCATCTATAGTCTGATCTGCTGTTTCGAGATCTTCTAATGTGTACAGAATAGCGGTTTCGTCGTCCAACTCAGCGTCTGTTTGATATGGAAGATGGTTGTTCTTGTCATACATTGCAGAGATTTTCTTTGCAAAGTCATTCAAGATTGCATCTTTTGTATCACTACGAAGCTTTTTAATAACATCGAAGACCTTTTGTTCGGCATCAGAAAGAGTATTCTTGCCTTTCACTGGGTTTGCCATTTTATCCTCCTCAAAGTCTCTGAACTCATATATGGGTTCTGTGGAATCGGCTAAATTTCCTTCCCAGTTAAAATTATCAGGCAAGAAAATCGTCTTGTTATTATCAGTATTAGTTCGGTCTACAACTTCAACAGTTGCAAGCTTGTCGGCTTCAAATGCAGTAAAACTAGTCTCGAGGTATTGATGTACACCTGGAATAGCAATAGCGGGGAATTTGAATCCATCTTCATCATCATCCTCTTCTGTGTACATTTCTCCCCAATCATGTTCACAGAAACCATCCGTAGCCCAGTTCTGAGCACAGATCAAACAATGAGTTGCACCTGGAGACTGGAAGTTAGTAGACACTGCATCAAAAAGACCATTATTAACTTGGTCGATAGTTGTTGTATCGTAAACATCGCCAATTAATTGAATGTAGCCAAGCCCACGCCATCCATCTTGATGAAATACTCCAGCTCGCCAAAGATTTCTAATAGACTTTAATTGCGTTTTAATAGGAGCGCTACTACTCATTAGATTTTGTACATCAGGATTGTCTTCTAATTCGTCTGGAACAGTAGGAACAAAACGAGCGCCTCGTATTACGCCTACTGGATCAGAATGAAGATCATGATGTTTGATTATCTTGGTGGGTTTTTCGCCAGTTCTAAAAGTAGAGACACCTTCAGCCATGCGAGATGGAATATAAAGACGATCATTTAAATTGAGCAGACCAGCATGAGTGGCTTCCATAATGATCCTAAGACCCTTATTGCCAAAAGCTGTCGAGCTACCTAGATAATCTTTCCATTCATCCACCTGTTCTACAGTAGGCTTAGTAAGTCTATAATAATCTGTAAAAGTTATATCCATAGTCATCTTCTTATTCTACTCCTTTTCCATCGTACAAGTACAGTGAGGATGCAAAGGTGGTAACTCTTCGTAAATTATAGCATCTTCGTTTTTATATTTCAATGGATGGTCATCACAGATTTCACATGGTTTTGTTCCATGACGCTTAGAAGTCATCTTTTCAAATCCACAAACCCGATACCCACTAGCTTTACCATAGTTGTAAGCTCTCATTATTTCACTATTATCGATCATGCTTGTGCGATGACGTAATGTATCAAACACCCATTTTGAGGATAATGCATTCTCTACTGTAAGAGCTGGAGAATTTATAGTATTACGTTTAAGTTGAGTTGTTACGTCATTATGCAATTTATCTATATACCTACTAACATGATCATTGATCTTAGCATCAGCTTTTTCTGACTTAACTTCCCACACAGATGCCCCTGTATCCTGAAGACCAATTCGATATGCTCGTTGTGCCAACATGATTAATTTATCTTTACCTTGACTGAAAGCAGAGTCGACAAGTAGCTTTAATTCGTTAATTCTTAAACCATTATTACGAATTTGGTTATTAACATCATTAGTTAATATATCATAAATAGTTTGAATTGGCGGGTTTTGTACAAAAATAACACTTAATGAAGGTACCACACCTATATTACTAAAGGAGTCTTTGTTAATTTTAGCACTTGTCCGTTTGCCATGTTGGTTGGCTGGCTGATTCTTGTTTGCCACAGCATTGCCACCAGCAGGCTTGGTTTTATTCTGTGTTGTTCTGGACTTAGTCTCAGCTTGAGATGCATCAGTTCCAGGCTCATCAAGAGACTGAAGAACAACCTTATCACGCTCAATAAGACCATAATTAGTTCTGGCAAAATCGCCATCACCTTTAGTAAACATCTTAGATTTACTATTAACAGTTGGCCATCCATCACCTTCGAAAGGTTCATACCCCATACCAGTACGCATTTCATCATGTGTGATAGCATTTTTAATAAAGATATCAGCTAGATGGTTCTCTTTAGATTGTCGAGCCTCAAGATCAATTTCTTTAAATCTCAAATATACTTCATTCTCTTCATCAAAAAGTGTACTGTCAGGGAACGTGCTTTCTAGCATTAATTCTCTGATAACAAAAGCTTCAAATAAAGATGCAAATTCTTTTTGGTCTGCCTTGGTGTCGTCAATAAGGTTCCGTGACATAGTCTGAGCTGTAGACTTATTAGCTGTACCACCCTCACCCATATCAACAGAACTATTACCTAGACCAGTAAAGATACGCTGTTTAAAGTGCTCTATAACTTTTTCAACAGCGACAGGGGGGCTCTCGGCACCAATAGCTTCAATAGAGTGGCGCTCTGGAGTTACCCAGCAACCATCCGAAGGCATCATGGCAACCTTCATCTCTATATCTTGTACCTCATCTCCTCCACCTGGATATATCTTAGCTGGTTCTTTCTCTGTACCAACCTTATAATGAAAGAGAGGGAATAGATGTTGATATACTAAAAGCTCCACATTCTCTTCAATACGCCTCAAGGCACGAATGTCATCTTTTACAGATACTAAACTTGGTGTACCTACTGAGAATCCTTCCCTTTTATCAAAATAGAAATGGATAATATCATCTGGATGAAATGTTTTTGGTTCTTTACCATAAACTTCTTGTGCGTACTGACGCAATTTGCCGTATTCATCTCGTTTGAAACGGACTGTTTCTGGAGACATTGGGAAATAGCCAGCTACGGGTTTGAGTGTTCTATTCTTAGCATCTTTCCGTATTCGACCACCAGAAGCTTTATCATCTCGTACCTTAACCCAAAAAGCATTATGAGTACGGATTAACGACCAAACCGTTTGTGAAATTAAGATTTTAAATGGTAGGCCAGTAGCCATCTCCATTTGCTTTAAACGTCTCTTGATATACTGCGTTCTATTAGGAATAGCACCAACTAATTCATAACCTTCTTTAGTGAATAAGTTTTTCTTATTTCTAAAAGCTCTACGAACATACGATTCAGTATTATGCAACAATACTTGGCCAGCAAGATCTATAAAATTATGAGTGTCTTCTACCTCTAAATCATAAACATACTCATCGTCATAAGAGAATGGGAGTAATCGTGTTTTAAATTGTGTTCTCTTTTCGTAATATTTAGCTGTATTTATAGAGTAATAGACGGTGTCGTCTTTGACTTTATATGAAAAACTATGATTAATATTTTGCAGCCTTAATAGGAACGACCAACCACTAGCTAGTTCTAAAGATTTCGTTGTGTAGTTGTATCCCCAATTATAACACGAGCCATCTCCTTCAATCATATAACGTTTAAAAACGTCTTGGCTCTCTTTATCTAAAGAGAATACGAATTCAGGAATTCGTTTGGATTGAGACTGATACCCACATAAAGAAGCAAATAGTGTGGCAATTATTTGTCGATTACAAGACAACGCGAACTGAGAGTTGTCTTTGTTCGTGTTAATAATTTTACAATTTATATTTGGAAAAACATTTTGAAACTTCTCCTGTAAATCCTCTAGCCACAAACGGTCAGCTTGTGCAATTCTAAAATCATAAAATGAACCATCTGTATTCTTTGTAACAGATCCTTCAGAAACATAAGCACCTAATATTGCTAAGAAATCAGAGAGATGTTCTTTGTTAATAAACCTTATAATTTTAGCAAAGTTGTTTTTGTAGCCATCATTCTTTAATTTAACTTTTTTACTATATATTAATTCAGCCTCGTGTTTAGTGATATATGGATGGTCTACATATTCAGAAAGATCAATATCTATCTTATCTATGCGTAAGTCAGCAAGATCTGTCAAACATGCAATCTGCTTTTGTTCTGCGGCAGAGAATGTTGTCAGCGTGCTCTCATCTATAGTAATTAAAGAATGATCAGCTGTTACTTCTGTACAGCCATGTTTCTGAAGGAAAGTGTATCCTAGTTTTGTAACTTTATGTCTAGTAATAAAATTACATTTTTTCCAAACTCCCTTAATAATAGGAGGCAGTTTTTTATCCTGGCTCTTTCTAATAATATCGAAATGTGTAGAACAATATCCGTTTGCACGATGTTTATTGGTGCATCCATCAACGCAACAAAACCTTTGACCTCTAGGCCTATCCATTGACTCTGACGGGTCTGGTGGTGAAGATAATTTCCCACTTAAGACTTCAAGGTTATCAATATAAATATATTCTCTGTTTTCATTAATGACTACAGTGTTATCAACAGAAAGTATATCCCATAAGTCTTCAAATGAGACTATGCGTAACTTTCCATCAAGTTTAACCGATGTAAACCTATGACCCGATACACTATCTAGTATCCTGCCGCATTCTGCTAAGTCCCAATCTGGAGACTCCCACCTTAGACTAGAAGCTCTACTACGACCAATATTATTAGTGAATACTTTTGTAGGTGCAGAAATAACCCTAGGCATGATCACGCGATTCTCAGAACCCTTACCAAAACCATCATTCTTTGATTCTGTCTTATCATCAAAAAGAGGAAGTTGCTTTTCCTTGTTAGTTGTATCCATTAAACGCTACCTCTCTTTTCGAAATCAGCAATCCAGGCACGAACTTGATCAAGCTCATCACGAGCAACATTTCGAAAACAATCCTTGATAATAATACCTGAATCCACAGTTTTTTGCTTATCTGCAGGTTTGCCTATCTTTTCTCCAGGCATAGTTCCTTGAATTTCGTCTTCTATAGCTGCCGACAGCTCTTTTAGATCTGGAGCTGGAGAATGTCCAGGTGGACGAATCTCAATAGTACCATCGTCACGAACCTCAAATTTAGTTGTAGAAAACTTATTTAATTCTTCTTCAAGTATATATTTTAACTGAGCTTGGTCAAAATTACTATGTGTTCCACATTCTAAACCATTTTTAGCAACAGCTTGCATAATTGATTTGATCATCATAATTAACTGAATGATTTTAGACTTTAACATGGTATTGTCTGTCTTTTTGGTCATCCAGCCAAAATCTGTTCCTAAGAGATCATAAATCATTTGAGTAATATAAGTAAACCAATCTTTGATATACTGAATAGCACCTTGAAGAATATTTCTCATTTGGACAATAGACTCTACTAATGGTGTTGTAACAAAATATTCTGTTCCCTGTCCTGGTTTGGTTTGCTTCTCGGGTGGATTATATCCTTTTTCCCAACCACCACCAGCAGAATGCTTTTCAGAATTGGGAATATCGTCCTTGCTCCAACGAGTACCATCACTTCTTGTTGGCATTTCGGGCGGTGGAATATAAAGTCTTTTGGCTTGCTCTCGCTCTTGTAGTTCTCTCCAACGAGCATTACGTTCGGCTTGTTCTAAACTAATCGCACCATCTCCAGTTTCTTCAACTGACACAAAACCATCAGACCAAGCTTCTTTTGTTTCTTGAAGAGCTAACTCTGTTTCTTCAGCTGGTGGAGTAGGTACTGTCGGATTATACTTCTGCTCATCAGGAGTATTAAATTCTTCCCATTGCCAACCTGTCCATACGGAAGCATGTGGGTCAACGACTCCAGGTTCTTGTATAGTTTGTGATGGATCTCCTACACCACTAGCACCACCAAAGCCAACACCACTAGCAACATTTCGGTGTCCTGGTACGGCAACACCCAAATCCATACCTACATCAGCACTAACATCAGAGAAAGGGATCTGCATGCTTTGTGCAAGCAAAATAGTTTCATTAATATGATCAACGACACAAATGATCGGACCAAGAATAAGTTGAATCCATTTATCTAGCCATTGACTTAAAGCATCTAAGAATGGACTAAGAATAGGTCCGACTAGCTGTATAATGAAATCTAAGTTAAACCTAAAGTCTAAGTTCAACTTAGCTAGATATTGAGTTAGTAAAGCTAACATAGCTAGCAAATCTGATGGACATATATGAGTTAGCATTTTGAGCAAGTCACAGATGTCTACAAATGCTCCTGGGTCTTTGAATAATGCTTTGATTTTATCTAATAGGTCTGTGCGAATTTTAATATTAAGAGCATGGATTTCAAGCAAATCACCATCTGGCAGAAGCTGCATTCCATCAAGCAGACGGTCAAAACATGGAACACATTCTGTGATCATTTTACCCATTGCTTTTGCACGATCTTTAGCAGAAGCATCCGACCCAAAGATATCACTATAGTCAAAATCTTTTTGGCTTTGCTCGAGACCACCCATAAAAGATTCTGGGCTATCCATTGCATTGTCCCAGAATTTTAGACGATTTTCTGCCATTTGTTTTGCATTAGTATAAAATGGATCTTCAGCTGACACACCTGTGGAAGTACCATGCATCCCAGGATAATAATTCATCTGAGTACGAACACGCTCAGAGAAATTTCTAGTAGAATAAGCATCACGATAGTGGTGGGCTTGAGCATAATCAGTACGTTTCCAGTTTGATGCTTCAACTTCAAAAGCTTTAACGATAACACCATAGTCTACTTGACTAAAGGGATTCCCAGGATTGACTACAACCCTTTTCTCAACACCTTCATTAATAGCAACACTCTCGCTATCCTCTATTAATACATGTTCGTCTTGAGTAAATGACATATTATTTACCTATTGCTGTATCTGTTACGGCTTTTGTAGTTTGGCCACCAGCATTTTTGATTGCTTCCTTCTCTTTAGATTTAATTTCATCTGCAGGAAGCGTATAGGTTCCATCATAGATAGGTTTTGTATTGCCTGAACCATTACCCTTACCAGGAGTTACAGTAGATCCTGTTCCAGCTGGAACAGCAACAGTTACTCCTTGACCAGGAGTCACAACGACATCTGTAGATACAGGAAGATTACTAGGCTTCATCATTTCATGAGCATCATCACGAGTTACATAGTCTTTTAGAATCAAAGGAAACAACTTACAATAGGTGATCTGTATTGCCGCACTTTCATAAAGGGAATCATCAATTGGACTAAAAGTCATCATGAGTATTATTTATCCTTACTATTGAGATCTGGAATGTGTTGTCCAGAAATCTCACCAAGCGCTTTAACACATGCTTGGTACATTTCAAAAGTAATCTCTGCGCCGTCAGTACCGAATGTACGTCTTATTGCTTCCATAACACGTAAGTTATTAGAAGAATTTAACTTTACCACAACATTCTTAGATTGCATTTCTATTTCATCTTCTAATTCTTTACATTGCTCAATTATTTTACCATACCCATCATAGACTTCTTTTGCTTTCTTTCGTCTAGATTCTAAAGAATTTCTATCTACATCTTCTTCAGGTTCTTCTAGATATGGAAGAATTAAATCTCTAGGATCTTTAGGCACCCAACTCACACCAGGAGAGTCATCTAAGACTTTTCGATCTCCAGGTCGAAGCATGGTTGTTAGATCTGGGGTGTTTTTGGCCATTTTAGATTACCGAATTTTCTGTATAAGCGACATTTAATACAATATCAGTTTTTACTTTAGCGTTAGTATTTGGTGGGCAAGTAATCAAATACCAGAAAGGATAATAAGTAGTTATGTTGTAGCCAGAATCAGCACCAATATTATCCATCTCAAGCTCAGTACCCCATTCAATATCTTCCCACTCGCTTTGGGTGGGTTCTTCTGAACCTTTACTTAACTTCACACCCCAACCTGTTTCTGTATAAATAATATCTCCATAAGGTTCAGGATCTATAAGATCAACAGGTTTTATGCGAATATTAGAGAACCACTTTGATATT